CAACTACAGGCGGTTGGAAGTCGATTCGAGTTTGGTGGGTTCCTGACATGAAAGAAAAAGTTGAAATACCTGATGTAGTTATAGAAGAGGAGGTGCCGTTTTGACCGGATTACTAATAGCTTTTTGTATTGTGTTAGTGGATAAGCCACCACATTTAGGCGGAAAAACCATATGTAACTTCTACAATCCACAAGTACCATTTAAAAGCAGAGAAGAATGTAGAGCGGATAAGAACATGATTGAGACTTATCTGAAAGAAGAGTTATGGAGAATGTATCCAAAAGCTATAAAGATAGATGCAAAAGGATTATGTATTGACCCAAAATAATGAAACAGCGATATTTGGACCTCCTGGAACAGGGAAAACAACTAAATTATTACAGATAATTGAGGATGCTATCGCTGATGGTATTCAGCCAGAGAGAATAGCTTTCTTATCTTTTACAAGAAAAGCTGCTCAAGAGGCTATTGACAGAGCCTGTATGAAATTTAATTTAGATTCAAAACACTTCCCGCATTTTAGAACTCTTCATTCTTTAGCTTTTCGTTGGACAGGTATGAAATCAGAGGACTTAATTAAACCTGCTGATATGAGATTTTTAGCCTTAAAATTAGGTGTTAAATTTAACAAAGAAGAAAAAATAAATATAGAAGAAGGCGACTTGTTTACACCCGGTACAAGTGATGGAGACAGATATTTTCATGTTATGCATTTGTCTAAATTAAAAGGAACAGAATTATTAAAAGAGTTTGATGAGTTTAATGATACAACTTTACACAGAGACTACGTTACTGTCGTTGAAAAAGCTTATGGAGACTTCAAAAGTAAAAAAGGTAAGATAGATTTTACAGACATGCTTTTAAAGTTTTTGGAGATGGGCACAGGACCAGACCTAGATTTGTTAATTGTCGATGAAGCACAGGATCTATCTCCCATACAATGGAGAATGATTAAGGAGTGTTTGTTACCCAACTCAAAGAAAGCTTATTATGCAGGGGACGATGATCAATGTATATTTAATTGGGCAGGTGCCGATGTAAGAGACTTTTTATACTCTTGCGAAAATAAAATTATTTTAGATAAATCTTACAGAGTTCCTAAGTTAGTCCATAACTTTGCTAGTCAGATAATTTCTAATGTTGGTATCAGACAAAAAAAAGATTGGCAACCTCGTGAAGAAGAAGGTGTTTTAAGGTTTCATTATGATATAATGGACTTAGACTTTACAACCGGAGAGTGGTACGTCCTTGCTCGAACGAACAGAATACTTACAGAAGTTTCAGAAGACCTTAAAAGACAAGGTTTCATATTCTGGCGGGAAGGATCTGGTTGGTCTGTTTCACAAGACATCATCAACAGCATTGAGGTATGGGTAAAATTATGCAAAGACAAATCTGTGAGTGTTCAAGAATTAGTGGCTTTCTCAAAGAAAACGGCAAAAGACATCATTGGTCATGGTGGCAAGAAACAAATAGAACTTTTGGATTCCACACGAAGGTACACACTAGACGATTTGTTAGAGAGCGATTTAGGTTTAAAGTTGAATCTAAACAAGAGTATGAGTTGGTGGGATGTTCTGAATGTGACGGAGCAACAGAGGATTTATATAACATCGGCTCTGAGGAGAGGAGAATCCATTCTGGTAGGGACTCCGAGGATTCGGATATCGACCATTCACAGATCAAAAGGTGGCGAGGCGGATAACGTAGCCTTATTACTAGAGACACCAAAAATAATTCAAGAAAAAGGGGATGAAGATAGCGAACATAGAGTGTTCTATGTAGGGGCAACTCGTGCTAGAAAACAACTACATGTAATCGAAAGAGGGAATAAAAGTGGCTACAAAATCTAAAGACAGAGAATTTTTTTTAAAAGAAGCAATAAACTTAATTAATGGAGACAGAGCCAAAGATTATGGAGATGCCTATGAAAATCATCAAAGAATTGCAGACATGTGGAATGTAATTATTTCTGCTGCATTAAAAAAATATGGTAAGGTTTTACCTGCACATGTTTGTTTAATGATGGATGCACTAAAGACTGCTAGGCTTTGTTTTGATATTGAACATATGGATTCGTGGATAGATAAAGGTGGTTACACTGGTCTTGGAGGAGAGTTCACAGAAAAGGAAAAGCATGACGAAAATTGATAATCACCAATATCATTTATTGGAACAAGACATTGGAGACATAGCTTGGGGTAAGTCAGATTCAGATTGGTCGCCCCCTAATACATTTCCTGATCTTACAAAAGCTACACGAATTGCTGTTGACTTAGAAACAAAAGATCCGAATCTAATTAAGCTTGGACCTGGTTGGTGTAGAAATGACGGCCATATAATTGGCATAGCTGTTGCTGCAGGAGAGTTTCATGGATACTATCCTATTCGTCATGCGGCAGGGAACATGGATAAACGTATTGTTTTCAATTGGTTAAAGAAACAAATGGCCACACCAGACATACCGAAAGTATTTCATAATGCTATGTATGATCTTGGTTGGTTAAGAGCAGAAGGTATTGAAGTACAAGGTAAGATAATAGATACCATGATTGCTGCTCCTTTAGTTGATGAAAACAGACGATTTTATAATTTAAATTCTTTAGCAAAAGATTATTTAAATGAATCTAAAAGTGAAAAAATACTGAGAGCTGCTGCAGCTGAGTTTGGTGTTGATCCTAAATCAGAGATGTATAAGCTACCCTCACGATATGTTGGTGCTTATGCAGAACAAGATGCAGCCGTGACATTACGTTTGTATGACCACTTGAGTATTAACCTAGAAAAAGAAGAATGCACATCTATCTTTGAATTAGAGTCTGATTTACTACCTGTTATTTTTGAAATGAAAACAAGAGGGGTCAGGGTTGATATTGACAAAGCCGAACAAGTTAAAAAAATTATGGCTAGTGAAGAAAAGAAATTACTTCAAGAGATATCCAAAGATACCGGGGTTATGATTGAACCGTGGGTCGCCACATCTATAGCAAAGACCTTTGACTTTCTTGGGTTGGAGTATTCTCGCACAGAAAAGTCTGGGTCTCCCATGTTCACAAAACAATTTTTGACGAATCATCCTCATCCCATTGCGAATAAGATTGCCAAGATACGAGAACTTAATAAAGCAAATACGACATTTGTTGAGACTATTCTTAATCATGCCCATAATGGTAGAATTCATTGTGACTTTCATCCTTTGAGAACTGACGATGGGGGTACTGTAACAGGTCGTTTTAGTTCTAGCAATCCGAATTTACAACAAATTCCTGCAAGAGACCCTGATATTAAAAAAGCAATCCGGGGATTGTTTATTCCAGAGGAAGGAACCAAATGGGGGTCGTTTGACTATGCTTCACAAGAACCTAGATGGTTGGCTCATTACTGTGCTAATTCAACAGGGGATCTACGACACCCGTTAATTGACGATGTTGTAGAGATGTATAAAGAAGGTAAAGCAGACTTTCATCAAATGGTAGCTGACATGGCAAACATAAACAGGAAAGAAGCTAAGACAGTTAATCTTGGAATTATGTATGGTATGGGTAAAAAGAAACTTGCCGATACATTATCTATAACAGAAGATGAGGCCGTGGCCTTGTTACAAAAATATAATGAGAAGGTTCCTTTTGTTAGAGACTTGGCTAACAGGGTTTCTTCTTACGCATCAAACAAAGGAGCGATAAGAACTCAGCTTGGAAGAAAATGTAGGTTTGATATGTGGGAGCCTAAAGGATTTGGTTACAAAAAAGCATTACCAATGGATGAAGCTATAAAGCAATACACAAATATAAAAAGAGCTTTTACATACAAAGCTTTGAATAGATTGATTCAAGGGTCTAGTGCCGACCAAACTAAAAAGGCAATGGTCGATTGTCATGCAGCAGGTCTTACACCTACATTGACAGTGCACGATGAATTATGTTTCAACATTGAAAGCCAAGAACAGGTAGACAAGATCGTTGATATCATGTCCAACTGTGTCTCTGGTCTAAACGTACCTTTTGAAGTTGACGCAGAACTTGGCGACAATTGGGGCGAAGTCGGTTAGTAAGTAGATCTTACATATAAATTATGTAATTCTGTCAACGGATCTTCTTCTGGCTTTTCATTTTCAAAAACTTCGTAAGCATGAGATCTAATATTTGATCTATGTATTCCTATGTCCTTTAGTGTGGCATCATCCAAACTATGTAAAGCTGTAATTGTTCTTCCTATTTTAAATTTGTAAAACCATTTTGATAACATTTGTTACTCCTTTTCTATTATTAGTTATACATTCGTTCTTAATAATAAAAAACTAGGTAAACATGAAAGATATTATTGCTAAAATAGCGTGAATTCACGCTAGGGTATTTAATTTAAATGTAGAAAAAAGAAGGTTATTCTAGGTAGTAATCATACCACAGCATTTTGTTTCAACGATTCTGAGGCATCTGAGAGCCTCGTTTTTTCACAGATTTCATGATTTCGTTACGTTTTAGGTCAGATAGCTTTGACCACACCGATATTTCGTCAAGAGTTCTAAAACACCCAATACAAATATTATTTTCTATTTTGCAAA